GAGCCTAATCTGAACAACACAAAAACTAAACTTTAGACACATGGAAAAAGAAGCACTTATCCAGAACTTAAAAACAAAGTCTCAGATAGACAATCTGAGCGAGAGAACTATTGACGAGGTAGCAACAATGTTCCTATCTCAGTTTGCCGAGGATGACAAAATTACCGACGAAAGTTGGAATATGCCTATCCAGATGCTGAAGACCATGAGTGGTCAGCTCCGTCACGACTTGTCAGGAGGTATCAACGACTTCAAGACAAAGTTCGAGGCTGACAACAAGGAAGCACAGGCAAAGGCTATCGCTGATGCCATCGCTGCAGCTAAGGCAGAGTGGGAGAAGAAGAATCCGAAGCCCGATCCTAAGAAGGAAGAGAAGAAGGATGAGCCAGCTCAGGATGTAGACAAGAAGATTGCCGATGCTCTTGCAAAGGCGTTGGAAGGTCTCACAGGTGAAGAGGGAGCATTGGGAAAACTCAACAAGCAGTTCTCTGACTTCCTGTCTCAACAGGCAGAGGAAAAGAAACAGATCAGCGTCAGCAATGTCCGCAATCAGGTAAGAGAATATCTTATCGGACGTGGCGTAGAGGAAGATGATTTTGCTCTTGAAATCTGTTTGGAGAAACTGGAAATAGGCGATAAGCCTGACGTAGCTGCTTTGAAGTCTAAGGCTGAGAAGGACTACGAAACAATCTACAATCGTATGCACAAGAACGATGGTAGTCAGCCCTTCAAGGGTGGCGGTGGCGGTGCAGGAGGCATGTCTCCGCTAATCAAGAGCCATATAGACCGTGTGGCAGCAAACGCAAAGGACTCGAAAGAATATTCTGAGAGCCTTGAATTTGCAAAATAAGTGAGTATTAACAATATCATTAACACAAAAACTTTACAGAAGATGATTAATGGAACATTGAACAACTACACCAAGTTCTCAAAGAAATGGGGTGGTGTGCGCAAGGCTTACGAAGGCCATGAAGTTCCCTGGATGCTTACCGGCGGCTTCATGTTCCCATCTCTTGACGTTCTTCCTGCAAAGGGCAATGCTCTTCCAGCATTCAGTCCTATCTATGCAGACGAGGAGTCGAGACAGGTATTGCCTCTGTATGTCTTCGAGGTAAAGAGCGTTGACGGTACTAATGTCAGCGTAGTAAAGAACGAAGAGGGTACTCGTGCAAAGGTTGGTATGAAGCTCATCGTAACTCCATCTAACCTCGCTACAGCAGGAACTCCCGCTACTGTTACCGCTATTGACGATAGCGCAGATGACGTAGACGTTCTGACTCTGAGTACAGCAATCGGTTCTGCAGGTGGTACACTTGTAGAGGCTGGTGATGACAACAAGATTAAGGTTGTGCCTAACGCACTGACACCTTACGACTGTTTCGTAGACGAGTACGCCTATGCAATGGATTGCGAGGCTTGTTGGGGTGCTACCGCTCCTATCCTGGAGCGTCGTATCTGTGCTCTACCTGCTGTGATTAAGGATGCCTTGAAGAAGGCTGACTGTGTTTTCCGTTTCAGCCCACGTAAGTAATAGGAGGAAAGAATTATGGCAAGAGATAAGAATCTTTACGGTATTGGTTCTTTGGCTCGTTTCGTAGATGCCGAGAACTTTGGACTTTTGCTTGACAATATCAACGCAAAGTATAATCAGGCTATCTGGAAGAAGTATGCCGCATGGGGTCAGCCTACTGATGACCGCGAGTGGAAACAGGGCACAAAGGAGACTCCAATCCTTGTTCGTGCATCTGTATTGGGTACTAACTCACCCAAGCCACAGCGCAACACTCAGGGATGGGGTATGTACTCAGGTACACTGCCTAAGATCGGTCATGGCTTCTCTATCGACCAGGACGATTTCATCGAACTGCGTAAGGTAGCCAAGTTGAGTAACCTCACATTCGGCGAGAGCCTTGTTGACAGCTTCGTTTATAACGCAAGCAAGATGCTCGGTGGTATCCACGCTGAGTTGAACTACATGACCATGCAGGCTATGTCTACAGGTCAGATCAACGACGTTCCTGTTGACGGTGTTGCTTACGACTTCAAGTTCCCAATCCCAGAGCAGAACATCATGGCTGTTACTGAGTTGTGGTACGTATGGAAGACTGTTGACGGAGTACGCAAGCTCGTTCCAAACGACAAGGCAGACGTTATCCAGGACCTCATGGATCTGCAGGAGTACTACACAGATACACTGAACCTTGGTCTCGACCACTGGAAGGTATCTAAGAAGCTGCTCCGCATGATTCTGAGTCACCCAAGCGTAAAGGCTGCATTCCTCGCTTCGAAGTACGGAAACAACTACATGAACATCCATATCGAGAACGACGAGACAACTATTTCTTACGATCCTAAGATTAAGGTTGTTCGCTCTGAGATCCTTGCTTGGATGTATCAGGAGTTGGCTATCTGGCCATTCGAGGAGATTGACTACAAGTCTCGTCACGAGGAGGATGGTAAGCCTGTAGCTGATGCACCTGCATTCGACGAGCACAACCTCGTTGCTTCTACACGTGCATTCCGTCCATTCGAGATGAAGTGTATGCGCAGCATCCTTCAGGATCGTATGGGTTGGCAGGGTCAGACAGGTGCAGACCTTTACAGCCTTGTAGAGGGTCGTATCGTTGTCCTGAACTCTTGGGAGGAGCGTCCTAACCTCCGTAACACTGTTGACTGTGAGCTGTTCGCAGGTCCTGTATTCAACAATGTTCGTGAGCACGGTATCGTAACCGTTTGGAAGGAGGACGATGGTAGCTCAAGCTCTAGCTCATCAAGCTCTAGCTCATCTGAGTAAGAATCTCTAAGTGACTTGAAGACATGGCAGAAAATATAATGACCATCGAGAAGTACCTAAATGGCAAAGTCAGGAATATCATCGTTCCTGACGATGCCATTGCTACATTTATTGTAGACGCAAAGTGTCCTGCAGGTACGACAAAAGATACTGACATCAGCAGCCTTTCTCTTCGTGAGCGCGAGCTTTGTCTTGCATGGCTGTATGTTTGGATATCAGGTAGTCCTACACAAACAGGAAGCAATTCCGACGAGGATGCCGACTGGAGACACACTGAGGGTGGTGAGCGTATGTCTGCCAACGTTCTGAAGCAATATCTTGCCATGGCTAATGACATTTTCGATAAGTACGACGAGCCTCTTGTAGGTGAGGAATACTACGGATTTGTAGGTCGTGGCATCCGTAATCCAAGAATACACCGTTAATTATGAGCGTTATTAATCCGAGATACCCGCATTGGTGCAGAATCATCCGAAAGACGGTTACAGACCCTATGGAGGATGAGGATGATTTCGATCCTATGGCAGGATACGACCCAATGGGTAGTGACGATGATACGCTTCTAGCCGATAATGAACATCAGCAAGAAAGTGAAAATTCTTCTGAGGAAACCTCGACGGAAGAAAACGCCGGAGAGGGAACTCAGGAAACAGTCATTTACGAAGGAGACTGCCGAAGTTATAAAATCAACACTACGTCAGACAGGGGAGAAGTTATTACCTCGCAAAGAGGTCTCGCCCTGCCCTTGAATCAGGACGGATGGGATGCACTAGGCGTTGTACCTAAGGAAGGTGACGAGGTTGTTGTTTTTCACGGTGACACTCACAAGGAATACGGACGAGTTATTGATAAGAACGTCGCTAATGCGAGCTTTGCAGGTACTCATCTGATATGGGGTTACACTAGGAACTAAGTACTGTTCGTATGAGCAATACATCTGTAATAGATACTGCGTTCAAGAAATTTGAGAAGCAGATCGAGGATATGACGGAGCAGGAATTACAAAAGTACTGTTGGTCGATTCTCCAAGCTGCCATCAAAGCGAGGGAATCTAATCCCAATGCGCACGACTATACAGGAAACCTGTTGAACTCAATCGTTGTTTGTCTTTACAGAAGGAGAAAGCCAGTCATCGCTTATTTCTCGTCTTCACTCGTTGGAGAGGCTATCCGTCCCAAGATGCGGGTGCTGACAACAAAAGAGAAGAGATACGGCTTCAATCCTGACTACAGCGGTAAGCACTCCGTTTATAAGCCTACGGTCAACACCAATGGCGGATGGGGTAGAGATGATGCAGAGGAATTCTTTGAAACCTATGTGCCTAAGGGTAATAATATGTTCGACATAGTAGTTGCCTATACCGTTGAATACGCCAATTGGGTTGAAATCCAGAGGCAGACAACTGGTATCCTACAGACACAGAAGTTCGCAGAGCGCACAGGAATGACATTTATGTATTTAAAAGCAGCGTAATTTATGGCTAAATCGGTTCTATACAATATCTTCAATGACTTGACAAACGCGGTAAAGACTATCGTGGATGCCAAGTACATCTTCTTGAAGGACAGACCAAACATAGAAGGCGAGGATAAGCCGATGTCAAAGTTCGTTGTTATCGACCTGCCAATAGACATAGAGGATTATGTGATAGGTTCTAAGAAGACTCTTATGAATACCTACGGAGTTCTCTATCTGTTCGTACAGGCTAGGAAGAACAGTACTCTAGATGTCAATGCAATGGGAGACTTTATCGACAAGGCTATTGCTCTATTCCCCTTAGTAGGGGATTATTGCTCTGCTGCTAACCCTGTTGTACGTCTCAATGGTAGTGATGGTCATGGCTTCCAGGTTACAACAATAACCTTCGACTTGCAAACCAAGTGGAGGGCATTCGAGAAAAATAATTAAGTATTAACATAACACAAGAACTAAACTATGGCAAATGTAAGCAATGCTAGTGGCGTTTTCACAGGTTTGAATGAACTCCACGTAGTTTCGGGCGGTTTCGCTGATGGTTTCGAGCTGGCTTCTGGTGCTTCTCTTGTTGAGATTCCTGTAGCTGAGGATAGTGGTTTCACCTATACAGGTGGTACTCCATCGGTTGAGCGTTATCGTATCCACGGTCTTTCTGCTCCTTGGGCATCTAAGATGACTCCTGGAGACGCAGAGGTTAACCTTTTCGTTCCTCAGGTAACAAAAGCTCTGTTGGAGCTGTTCGGTTTCACTGCATCTAATGCAAGTGCAACCCTGCTGAACAAGAG